CATTTCACAAAAGAAAGCAACCTTGCTATTGTTATAACTTTCCTTTACAAAATCTGTTACTGTTTTTATCATTTCTTATCCTTGTAAAAATAATCTACTACAAACACTCGCTTATTATCACGTACAGGATAACAGCCATGTAAGACTGTACTCTTAAAAATCAATACATCTCCTCTGTCTGCTTTATAGCATAGATCATGTGTGTTCCCTTGTCCGTCATAAAGATATGCAAATGTGGCTCCATGAAATGCACTTTCGTCTGGATCGGCTGGAGTTAGATAACATACCGCACTTATTTTCTTAACATTATGATCACTATGTCTATGTGCTTTTTGCCATCCACCCTTTCTATATTCTATCGTCCATAATGCACAAAGGTCTGTCAGTTCAATTGGCAATCCTACTTCATCAATTTTTTCTTGTAGATAAGGTTTATACTTCCATTCGTTTAGAAAAGCTCTAGGGTGAATGTTCCACTGCTTACCTCTATAGGTGCTTGTTTGGTCACTTACATCCTCACGTGTCTCTTCAGGAAATACTTTTTTGTCCCAATGAAAATCAAATTCTTCCTTGTCCTCGTAGTGTGTTTCAATAATCCATTGATGTTCGTTACCTAACAAATGTGTTTTCATCATAGCTTTGATTCCTTTGCAACTTCCTTTACAACCTCAACGTCTGCAGGTTTCTTTCGAAATTTCATAGCCCAATGTTTTGGATCTATCACTGTGTATACAAATTCTAATTGTTCATCGTTAAACTGTGCTAACATACTTTTACCACTTGGACAATTTAACATAAGCCAAGGGCTTATTTTTCCATCTTTTATATCACGTGTTACCCTGTTTAAAGTTGCATGTCTAAAGTAATCATTCCAAGGAGCTTCTTTCTCTTCACCCCATGACATCATTGTGTCAATTGATCTTTCTACCGCTGTCTCCATACTTTCTTTCAACACAAGTTCATTGACATATTTTTCATACAGCTCATCTCTACACCAATGATCAAGTTTTACTCCACAGGTTACAACCCAATCTATATAGTTTTCCATATACATAGGATTCACATTGTTTAACCAACTTCCAAATTTTACAAATGCATTGTAATATGGACTATCACAAAAATCTTTATATGTTTTTTCTGTTTTGGCTCCTGCACTCAATTTATAAAATCTTGTAAATGCATAGTATCCTAATTGCACATGTTTTTCATTTTTCTGTAAGTGTCTACGTTTCTTTTCACACATGTGTACTGAAAGTGTTTTTTCTCTAGTAAAACTAGCACCACAGTATTCACACTTGTATGGCTTAGATGTCGACACTTCGTTTATCCATCCCGTGGTCTTCTCCAAGGGCAAATAGTTCTTTTTTTGTAGATATTCTAGCAAGTAATTCTACCTCATCTTGTTTCATGTTAGGATATATTTTTTGTAAAAACTTCATAGCTTTACTATTAGATTTATTTCTATGTTTGTATCCTATCCATTCGTGATATTGTATTTTTTTCGTATTTCCAGCAGTACATAAAAGTTGCCATAGGAGTTTTTTATGCTTCTGAATATTAAAAAAGTTTTTATTGTAATATTCATTTGTTTTAAATATTGCAAGTTCTTGGCTATCTCTTGTACCTTTTTGTGAACTGACATATCTGTTTAACAAATAAAAACTTACCTGTTTCTTTTCTTCAATAGATAGCTCGTCCCAAATTTCTTTTCCGCCCATATCAACTGCGGCAAGTATATCTTTCAACGGCAATTTATTCATACCAGGCTATCCAATCACTATCATGTTTCTTTATATTATAACGCAATTCTTTAAAAAAGTCAACCACTAAATCATTCTTAAATATAACCACAGGATACCATTTTACTATTGTATTTACTGATCCCATTAATACATCCAATTCATCATCGCCAACATCTACTTTCATTAAATCAATGTATATAAAGACAAAACTGTCTAATGTTTTTTGTGTTACACTATATTGTTGTTTACCTTCGTCTGTGTACAATACTGTTTCTTTTTCAATATCTCCTAACTTGTAAGGAAACATTTTTATTGAATTTGGTATTAGTTGATTGGTTTTTGGATTAGGTTCAAAAGCATATACTCTTTCAAATTTTTCAACATATGGTAAAGTTTTATCACCATTGCCTGCGCCTATATCAATATACGTTCTAAAATGTTTTATTTTTGGTAACGCCCACTTGTTCATTCTTGTAATTCCATAAGTGAATATCTTCCTGTGTGTTTATTTCTACCCCGTTGAAATCTACTTTTGCACAACCAATAGTCCAACCTGCCTTAAGCCAACGTAACTGTTCTAATTTTTCTACACGTTCTTCCTGTGTCACTTCTAAACTTGGATACAACGATAAAGCATCAGCCCTATAACCATATATACCTAGATGCCAATCACCATAACCTGTTATTCCTCTTCCAAACCAAAGTGCTGTATCTCCTGAACGCACCATTTTCACTGTGCTAGGTTTAAGTTGTTCTTCTTCAGTCATATCTGTAAATAATGTTGTGACAGGATAATGTTTTAGATAATCAGCAACAGCATGTATCATTGCAGGTGTTACGTCTGGCATGTCACCTTGTACATTGATATAATTATCATAATCTAGATCACGTGCCGCAATAGAACAACGTTCTGTGCCGTTACTTGCATCACCCGTCATGATATGATTAGGAACTAAACTTGCTATTCTTTTACTGTCAGTAACAACATAGACATCAAAGTCTGTCTGTCTACAAGCATCAAACACTCTTTGTATTAAAGATCTCCCATCTAAGATGTGTAGCATCTTATCAGGATATCTAGTACTATGCAGTCTTGCTGGTATTAGGATAGCTGTACGCATGTATTTCCTCTACTACTTTTTTAAAGTCTTTTAAGTGTAACATATTTGGTCCATCACTAGGAGCATTGTCTGGATCACGATGTACTTCTAAGAAGAAGTTTTTGATTCCTAGTGCCGATCCTGCTCTAGCAAGTCCGGGAACGTATTCTCTGTTTCCGCCAGATGATCCACCCAAACCACCTGGTTTTTGAACCGAGTGTGTAACATCAAAAATAATATCATTATCGTAATTATTAAGCATATAGTCAAGACCGGTAAAGTCAACAACAAGTGTATTGTATCCAAAGCTAGTTCCCCTTTCAGTTATCCAAACTTCTTTAGCACCGTCTGTTTTAGACAAGATGCCTTTGATATCCCACGGAGCAAGAAACTGCCCCTTTTTTATATTTACAATTTTGCCTGTAGCACAAGCCGCCTGTACTAAATCTGTTTGCCTACATAAGAAGGCAGGTATCTGTAAAACATCTATTACATCACTATGGTTTTGGTTAATAGATTCTATTTGTTCTACAGTATGGACATCTGTAAGTATTTTTAGTGTATTGCCGTGCTTTTCTTTGATAAGATAAAAATCCTTCATTGTCTTATCAAAACCTATTCCGCGTATACCGTCCTTACTGCTTCTATTGGCTTTGTCAAAACTGGCTTTAAAATAGTAATCAAATCCGAGATCTTTACAAATCCTGTTACAATGAGAAGCTATCTCAAATGATTCGAAAATGCTTTCGTGTTGACAAGGTCCTGCTATAATTTTCAATGTGATCTCCTTCCGTCAAACACACATACAAAATATAATTCTTCATACATACCTGCATGTACTCTATGGAATACTCCATCTTCAATTAGTACAACATCGCCAGGCTGAACTTTGATAGTATCATCGTCTAATTCCATCTTACCGGTGCCTTCAATAAAATAATATACTTCTTCTTGGCCTTCATGCTTATGACCTGATGTTGATTTTCTTGGTTGCAGGCGTGTGCTACTTACTACTAAATTCTTTAGTGTTGTATTATCTTTTACAACATATCTTTCATCTTGTTTAGCAACTTCTCCGCCTATATCATTAATACTTAATCTCATTATCCACTCACGTATGGTTTGCCATCTTTGAATTTAGCATAAAAGTTTTTCTGTTCATGTATTCTTCCAAGAACATTTTGAAGTTCAATCATCTCGGCTTTCAACTGAGGAGATGTTTCTCCATTAGCAATAGCTAAACCTCTTCTACCTGCTTTTGCTCTAAGAGCTTCTTCTATGATTTCTACATCTCTTATCGATAATTTAAAAGAAGTATTTGGCTTTGTCATCTCAATTGCTCCATAGGAATATAATCTTCAATACAAACAAATCCTACTCCGGGTTCAGCAATTTCTTCTTCCCACACTCCTTCTTGCCAACATTCATGTGGATCGTGAAAGTAATCCAAAGCTGTGCCCGTAACTTCTCCAGTAGATAAAATCGTTACCATAACTAAAATATATCCTGCTATCATTCTTTTAATCCAATCATATAATAAGTGTTTCTTAATTTTTCAATTAACTTACGTAGAGTATAACTCTTTTCAGATGCCATCATGATATCTTTCCATTCGTCATAATCTATAACTCCCATAGCTTCGGCAACTGCTTTAGGTTCTCCGCCTACTACCCATCGTTCGATCATGTTATGTGGCGGATCACGATAACGAGCAAACACAACACCGTTAGCTCTTTCGTAGATTAATGCTTGGCCTGGTATGAGTTTGCTCATCCATTTTTGACCTTTGTTCCTACTGTTCGTCTTACAATGTCATTGTGGTTGAACTCTGCCCAGTACAGTTCGAAAGCAACACCATCTTCAACACCTTCAAACTGATGTATCTTTCCTGGCTTTACTTGTGTAAAGTCTCCTGCATTGAGTATAGTTTCATCAACAAGACCTTCTTGATCGTCCTGCCAAACTCTTACAATCATCTTTCCGGATTCAACAAAAAATCCATTCCATTTAAATTTATGCTCGTGTTCTGAACATTTGTATCCTTTTTTAAATTCAATTCTATGGAATTCAAGAACACCATTAGCATGTATTAACTCTGTTTGACCCCAAATTTTACCAGCTTTCATTAAAACAATTCTCCGTATTTGATAACTTCTGTTTGTCTTGTTACATCTTTTATAAAATATGCACAAAGAGGTTTTTTCTTTTCTTCTATAGGCACACTTAATAACTGTCCATTACGTACCTTAGGAAAGTACCATTTCACATCGTTATAATAATTAATTACCTTTACAGGAGTGAAATCTGGCTTGAAACTGGTGTGTGGGTTAAACAAGAACGCTTCAAATCCTCTATCTCCTATGCTTGTCAATGGTAACACTTCTATATCATTACCACTGTCGCTACAACCAACAGCAATGTTCCAATCTATTGGCATTTGTAATTCATATCCACCTACATCAAGTACAACACTTGGTGAGCTGAAAGATTCTAAAAATATCAAAGGGATAAAGAAAAAATCTGGATTAGCTGGATCTGAATTGTCTAGTACACTAAATCTAATATCTTCTTCTATTTGGTCAGGTAAAGTATTCAGATCGAGAGACTGATTCTCTAATGTTAGTATTTTCATTTTAGTTCCATTCTATCTTTTCTATCGTAAATGGGTATTCTGCCTCCTTATAAAATTTCTTTCTCTGAGTCAAGTGGCGCTTCGCAAACTTACAAGTTGACGTAAGATCCCATATCTGTACGAAGTCTTTATCTTTTGCCTTTCTAACGCCTCTGCCTATTGATTGTATTACTCTCACAAAGCTCTTTCCAGGTTCAATGAGAACAAGATTAAAAATACGAGGTATGTTAATACCAACGGCGGCCACACCATATGTCGCAATAACAACATGATTAGTACCTTCATTAATTTCATCATATGCATTTTTTCTATCTTTAAGTTTTACATCACCTTTTACAAATTGTGAATCTGGAATTAGTTTTTGTAGTTTTTCACCTGCCTGTATTCTATCTACTAGTATTAATGTGTTGCCTGATTGTTTTATTTTGTTTGCTAGTTTACCTAAATAATCTATACGTAAATCATTTGTAACTAGATATTTTAATTCTTCCTGATAGTTTGTATGAACAGGAGTATCTATTAACTGTACTATGTTAACATGACAAGCACTTAAAACACCTTTGTCTTGTAATTCTTTAGCACTAATCTGCCCTATTACTGGACCTATACTTGCATGTATGGCTTCAAATTCAAACTTCTCTTTTGGTATTGTTCCTGTCAGGCCCCAACGTATAGGAGCATATCTCATGTTACGTGTTAGTAAATTTTTTAAAACTTCTGCCTTTGCTTGGTGTACCTC